CCCGAAAGTGGCGGGAAGGGAGTTGTCGATCACGACACGGTAGCCCCGAATCGTGGTGGTCGGGCGACCGGAAATGCTGTCGGTGGACTCGCCCAAAAGAGGGCGTCCCGAGCCGTCGAGCAAGCCCTCAAACAACGCCATGATTGCGTCGTTCATTGCCCACACGCATTCGCCCGACTCTCGGTAGGCAATGTCGGGCGTGTGGACGGCGGTGACGATGTTGGGGAACGTCATGCCCACGGTGTTGGAAGCGACGATCACGGAAGACGTACCGCCGGTCAAAGCCCCGAGTGGCTGACCCGTGCCGGTACCAACGGCAAAGTCTCGGGCTTGCTTTCGGCCGATTCGTTCGGCCAACTTGCGCTGGACGAACTCTTCCAAATTGAAAGCCGAGTCCTGAGCAAGCTCGAAGGACACCTTCAGGGGCTCGCCGCCAACGCCCTCGGAAGTGTACTTGTACGCCCCGAGAGTCTTCTGACCGAGCACGAGATCGGCGCCACCCGCAGGGGCAGCGTTCTCGGCAACGATCTCGCCCTCATTGGCGGTATCGTCGTTCGTCGGCCAGGGAAGAGGGTTGCCGTTGCCCGTGTCAATGCTCTCGGCCTCGGCGGCAATACCGCCAAAAGCCTTCAAGCGCTCGGTGATTTTGTTGACGAATCCGGCCGGCACAAGGAAGCCACCCGCTGCCCCGGTACCCTCCGCTTGCGCTCGGTACTCAAGCGGAATCGGACCCGACGCCGGGGTCAAATCCTGGTTGGGGATACCCGTCCGCAGGTAGTGGGCGAATGCCTGCTCTTCCTGGGTACGCTGAAGAGTCTCGCCCGAGTTCGCCGGAATGATCGCCCCACGAACGGGCGTGTTGAAAGCCTGAAGACGGGAACGGAATTCGTTCGTCTGGCGAACGGCGGCAATCTCGCCCTCAAGTGCCTCGCATCGCTGAACTTCCTCGTCGGTGAGAGGGCGACCGTCAGTCTCGCCCTCGGGGCTGTCGCTTGCTGCCCCGTCAATGATCGCCTGAAGATCGGCGAGAATCTGCTCAATGGTTCTCATTCCCTAGCTTCCTTTCGTATAAAGCCGGGAACGAGCCCGGATCAATTGACTACGGCGGGTCGCCGCAATCGGGGTTGTGTTGCGGGTATTGCTGAAATCGACGCACCGAAGTACGGCATCGTCGGCATCGTCGTATGCCGGATAGGTCGCAAGCGAAGCATCTACCATACGGACGATATTGTTACGGGTAGTGATTTGCCTACCGTCTGGCGCTAGACGGTGTGTGTCCGACTGAATGTCCGGGGCGTACCCGAACGAAAAGCCGGTAAGGTCACCCCGACGCACGAGAATACGTACGTCATTTCCGAGGGTTGTTTCGGGCAAATCGTCATCTACGACGAGCCCGTTAGCGTCGGTGTTGAGCCGAAGAGTGCCGCTACGGGTACGCCCTAGCAGGTTATCGGGGTTGTGATTCAGGAGGAATCGCACGTCGGGATTCGTCCGTAGAATCTCATTGAAAGCGTGTGGGGCTATCTCTTCGTAGCCCCGTCCGATCGGGGCAAGCCGATTGAAAACCGCTGCATGACCCCGAAGCAAATTGCCCCCGGCGTCTAGCTCGGCTCGGAACTCGGCATTGACTCGTCGGATTGTGTCGTTCATGATCCGGCGCTACTCCTCCGAGTTCGTGCCGAAGTCGGGCGTTGCGGCCGTGTTCGTGAGCCCCGTTGACGTTCGGCGCTCGGGAACGAAGTCGGCAGCGTCCACTCCTGCTCGCTGCTCGGGGCTCGACTGAGCCGTGTTTTGAACAACGCCCGGAGGGTACTGAGCGTCGGGATTGGCGGGATCAACGTTGCCGTGACCCTCCGGCAACTGTGCGGCTGAAAGCTCGCCCTCTCGCACGGCTTGAGCCCCTTCAGGCTCGAACGTACGGGGGTCTTCGGCGTCGTCGCCCTCGGCAACAATGCTCGGGGCTGACGGGTCAGGTGTCGTGTCGTCGGAGTTACGTCGTGCCATTTGCTGTCTCGCTTTCTGTCGGGGCTTGCTCGGTTGTAGGCAACGGCGGGTAGTTTCTCTTGGCTCGTGCTTCGTCTATCGTAAGGAGCTTGGCGTTTACCTGCTCAATGAGTAGCCGAATTTCTTCCTCGGGGCTTGGCTTCAGGAACTTTGAGTAGTCGAACTCACAAAACTGGTTCTTCGGAAGCAGTAGCGAGAGACGCTGTTCAAATCGGGTAGTCCAGCCCGAGAGACAAAAGCGGGCGAATCCACGTACGATCTCCTGAATGCCCGAGCCCCACGACGATGCTCCCGACTCGCTCAATAGCTCTCGGGGAACGCCGAACCAACGGGAGCATTCCTCAATGCCGAAATGCTGACCCTCTAGGAATTGAGCGTCTACAGCCGACATTGTCCAGGGGCGAAAGTCCACCGCTGCCGGCACAAACGCCACGTCTCCCGCATGATCCGCCCCGGCTTGAGACTGGAGTCCGTCCAATACTTGCTGCTTTTGCGTCTTGGTAAGGGCGTCTGCTTTCGGGCTCAAGAGCCCCCCGAGCAAGAGCCCATTTCGGAACATACGGCCCGCTGCTTTGTTGCCGGCTTTGGCTGTCCCGAGCGAGTGGCGAGCTTGTTGGATTGGAGCTAGCCCTCGCAAGCCGTCCAGACTGAAGCCGGAAATTTGAGTGATATCGACCGCCGTTAGCTCTCGCAAGACGCCCCTTGCATCTTGAATACCGTAGAGCTTCTCGCCCGAATCAGCGTCTCTCTTCACGCCTACCGACCACGGGGGCAACGGCTGAAGTCCGAGCATCTGACCCGCCCCACCCGAGATATGGTTCAGGAACGAATCGCCCCATAGGAGCAAATGTCCCATGATCAATTCTTTCCATTCAAAGGGCGTCATCCCCGAGTAGGGCGTATCTAGGAAGGACTCGATTTCCTCCCGAGATTCCGGCCCCGTGCGCTCATATGTGTGCAGCGGAAGACCGGCAATCGTGCCGGATATCAAGAGCACCGAACGCCATACGGCGGATAGCTCCAGTGAATTCAGTTCGGTTAGAGAGACTCCGGCGTCGTTCCCGTGGCCGATACCGAGGAATTCCCCAAGAGCAGGATCGCCAATACTCATTTGGGGATCGGCCCGATACTCGGTCTTTGAGTCTCCAAACCACTTCACGCCTACAGCATACCACGGTGCCCCGAGCCCGTGGGGTATACTCATTTGATGGGAACACGGACGCCGGGGCCAAAGTTAAAGAGCGTTCTTGCACTTGATCTTTCTAGCCTATCCGACGAGTTTCCCCAACGGGCATTCGACTTATTGGCGCTATTCGGCTACAAACCTTACCGCTGGCAACGCCGAATAATTGCCAAGATATACAAACGACGGGGTAGCGCCAAGTCGCTCTACTATATCCAAATCGCCCGGAAGAATGGCAAGACAGCACTAGCTGTCATGATTACGCTTATCGAACTTTGCCTCTTTGATGAGCGCCACATCTACTCAGTATCCGACAGCGAGCGTAACCTCAAGTCGGTTTTCTGGCTAGAACTCATGACCGCTATTAACCGTTCGGGCATGGACGATTTCTTCACCATCTACCAGACTGAGATTCGCAACCCTGTCACGGGTTCATTTGTGCAAATGCGGCCCGGGAACTTCGCCGCCTCGCAGGGTATCAATCCTCATCTTGTGATCATTGATGAGGTACATTTGATGAATGAGGAAGTCTGGAATGGCTACCTTATGTCAATCGACGCCCGAGCGGACGGTATCGTTTTCGGCATAACAACCCCTGGGTACAATCTCGCATCTGCCGCCCATGCCGTCTATTTGGCGGCGAAAGAGGGTGCCGATCCTGACGTAGACGCCACCATCTTCGAGCCCGACGATCCCGAATGCGACCCGAGCGATGAGGCGGCATGGAAGCAAGCGAATCCCGCCTACCACGAGTCACCGCCACTCAGGAAAGCCCTAGCTAGGCACTGTCGCAAGATGCGACTACACGACTTCCGTCGATTCAGGTTGGGCCAATGGACGCAAACCGAGAACGCCTGGCTACCCTACGGTGCGGCCGCTGCCCTTGTCACGAAGCAGATTATTCCGAAGGGGACTCGTGTCTGCCTAGCCCTAGACGGCTCGTGGTCGGGCGACACAACGGGGCTCACGGCATCTGGTCCGGTAGACGGCATGATGCTGGTAGAAGTGCTCGGGCATTGGGCACCCCCGGTCATGCACGAAGGACATTGGCGGGTCGATATGTCGAAGGTAGAGCAAGCGATTAGAGACGCTTGCGCTCATTTCGACGTAGTGGAGATCGCTTTCGACCCTGCCCGATGGGCTCGAAATATGCAAGCTTTGCAAGCGGAGGGTTTGCCCGTAGTAGAGTTCCCCCAATCGCCACAAAGGATGATTGGTGCTACTACTCTCTTCTACGACGCTATATCAGATAGCAATCTACGCATTGTCGGGAACGATTACGTCCGTGCTTTACTCGCTCATTTGGCAATGGCTGAAGTTGAGGAATCGAAAAACGGGGCGATGATTCGCAAGCCGACATTCGCCGAAGCCAAGATGAATATTGACCTAGC